CTCTGGTACAGGAAAGGCTCATCGAGGATCATGAACGACGACGCACCATCCGCCTGCATAGCTGCCAGATCTGAAAGCGCCATGCCCACTGCGAAGCTGGTCAGCTGCTGCTCCGCACCGGAGAACAGTTCGAATACTGTGCTGCCTGTGTCTGACGATGCGGTCACACTGAACTGATCCCGCTCGTCGCCTGACTTCAGGGTCTTAGTAGTGGAGAAGCTGACCTTGATCTGCCCGTTCTGTAGGTCACGTAGGTACTGGTTGGTCTTCTGCTCAAGGAAGGGGCACACTTGCTCAAACAGCAGGGTCTTGATGTCAGTACCGAAGGCCTTCTGCCAGAAGCGGTAGTTATCTCGGCGTATCTCTTCCTGTAGTAGCATGAGCCTGAGCCCATCCAGTACCTTGCGCTCCAGGGTAAGTTGTTCCTTGGCCTCAGTGGTGGGTAGCTTGAAGGGATTAACTGCTACCTCCAACAGGTGTACCTGCTCAGTGACAGCAGCTTCCTGTGCCTTCTCAGCCAGCCTCCCCTCCAACAGCAGCGCCTCGTTACAGATGCCGATGTCAGCGTTGAGGTTGTATAGCCTAGCCTCATTCGACCCTCGTTGCTGAACATTGATGTCCCGTAGCTCTCGGTCAGCTACCAGCTCTGCGCCGTTTGCCTTGATCCTCTCGGGAGGTAGGGCCTGATCGCATGAAGCACATACGTCAGGGCGGGCCGCGCGCCTGTCGATGTCACCCGTAAGAGAGTCAATCTTGTAGGCAAGGGTGTTGTTCTCCGACGTGAGGGCGGAGGCTTCCTTATTCTTGTCGTTCAGTACTGCTTGCACAGAAGGGCCACCAGGAAGGGCCTGCATCAGAGACTTGAGTTCCGTAGCAATACCGGAGGAGGTCAGCTGGATCTTGTTGAGCTTGCTCCTTGCACCTGCTAGGGTTATCAGGTTGTCGGCATCCCAATTAGCCTGTTGTGTCTCCAGCTTGCGGGCGTGTTCGCTTGCCATAGTGGCTCGCTCTGATTGTGCCCGGTACTCCACTCGGGATGTGTCTACTGTGACCTGTATCTCATGTACCCTGGCCTTGGCGTTCTCATGCCACTGCTCAAGGGAGGTGAGTGGGAGGATCTCTTCTATGACGGCACGCTGTTCGCTACCGGGCAACGCTAGAAAAGACCGCTCCCTCCCCTGCCCAAAGAAGTCCGATTGGATGAATGTTTTATGATCTCTCCCCAACAGCTTATCAATCAGCTCTTGGGTATCCTTCTCGTTCCTCTTGGTCAAGTCTTGCCATGACTCAGTACCACTACCCACCTCATAGTTGTCATAGGTAGTCTCAAGCGCCAGCTTCAGGGAGTTAGGCTTGCGTGCCCGGTAGATCCGGTACGTCTTGCCGTCGATCCCTTCGAAGTGGAGGGTCACACCGCAGTGCTTCATGGGTGTGATGCTGGTGTTGCACACGGCGTCAGCCTTGATGCTGTGAACTGTCTTACCGTACAGGCCCCATGAGATACAGTGGTTCGCCACGCTGGACTTGCCAGCCATGTTGCCATTCTTCTCGTCGTTGCTCCACCCCGTGACCAGCAGCAGCCCTCGATCCTTGAGGTCTAGCTCGATGTCACCGATGGAGAAGACGTTGTGTGCCTTGAGATTAAGCAGCTTCATTTTATTCTCTCATAACCCTTACAATATACCCATCCTACATCGTTGAGGGCTCTTATTTCTTTCTCAACAGGAAAGCTTTTATGAAAGATTTCCAGTGCCTCTATGTCGGTAGGTGCCGCAATCTTAAATCTCTGATGCATCATCGTTGTCACTTCCCACAATATCATTTCATTAGCTCCTTCCCGATCTTGCTGCACTCGGGCGACACGTTCTTCTGCTTCTCGTACTCCTCGATGATGTCGGGGATGTGGAGTCCGTCGTTACTCACAGGCTGCAACCGATCAACCTGCTCAAGCTTCACGACGAACTCCACTGATCTTGCACCAGCCCCCGTAAGTCCTTTTCGTATCTCTTCCTGATACGCACGGTTATAATTCTCCACACGAACGAAGTTGTTATCAAACAGACCGGGCTTGCCGATCTTCTCTTGGTAGGTGTAATCAGCACTGCCTCTACCATCCATGTTCAATGTCACGAACCTCGGCGCGTCGATCTCATGGAACACTTGCTCGTCCGTGTCCGTGTCATACACGATGAAGCCTCGCTTGTCACCCTTGTCTGCCCAGTTCAATTGCAGCGGGGTGCCTACCACCGTAGCCTTGTCCGTCACCTGCATGTGAGGGTGGTAGTGTCCGGAGAACACATGCTGCACACCCTCGGGGATCATGTCCGTGTTGAACGCTGAGCCCGGTACGAACCCTGACTTCATGGGTACGCCGTCAATGCCAGCGTGCATGAAGCAGACAGGGTTGTCTCCCTTCTTGACTGCATCCGCAAAGAACTGCTTGATCACATCCACATCCTCAGTGTATGGCAGTAAGCTGAGCTTCCGAGGCAGGCCGTTGAAGCTGTTGTGTGCTGGGCCATCGATGACGTTGACACCTAGGCTCTCCAGCCAGTGCATGGAGTGGGTGTTCAGGGATCTGACCGCTGTGTCGTGGTTGCCTACGATAGCGTACGCATGACTTGGCTTGTCGTGGTGCTGCATGATACGCCACCACCCCTCATGTGCTACCTTCAGCACGGCGGCGTCGATCTTCCCATGTGTGTGAAACAGATCCCCACAGAACACAACCTCGTCTACCGGGTTGTCGTTGATGTAGGTACAGATCTGATCGAACACCTTGGCTCCATCAATCAACCTACAGTTCACACCCATGAGATTCCATGACGGGTAATCCGCAAGGGTGGAGCCATAGTTGTGGTTGTGGAGGTGTAGGTCTGAGAATATAAGGATCTTCATATACTACTCCACTTACTCATGGTCCCTTCGTCGATGCACCAATCAACGAACTCTTTGTATGCTACGTAGAGCCCGCCATGCTGCATTACGATGGAGGGCCAGTCAACTCTAGGGAACTCCTGATCGTCCAGCGTGTAAGACTGAGTGCCCTTCTTGTGTAGGACCCAGCCAGCCTTGATCCCTGCGTCCAACAGGTTCCCTTCTGTGTCGAAGCCGGAAGTGTTCAGAAGGTTGATCTCTTTGACCTCAGGGTATGACATGCACGAGCCCTTTAGTTTCTCCACCTTCAGCTTGATCTTCTGGCCGATGCGTCGTTTGTTATCCTTCGGCCCTTCAGTGAGCCAGCCTAGAGGTGCGAGGTTGATACGCACAGTGGAGAACAGCTTGATGGCGTGGCCACCTGCGGCCTCACTCTGCTTGGCGAACTGAAACTTGGGGATGGTGCTGATGGCGTGGTTGATCATGATGAGATTGACGTTGGCTTTGGCGAGGTCCGCTGTGATCCTCCGCATCCCACCTCGGATAGCCCGTGCGTCCTGGCCTACCCGCTCTTCCTTGCCCATCTCATGCTTCTTCATGAACTCGGTGGCTGTCCCTGTTACTGAGTCAACAACGATCACGAAGGGTTTGCTATCCTGAAAGTCCAGCCTACCTTCTAGTATGGCCTGGATCGTACGGAACGCTGCCTCGATGGAGTCAACGTCTGCTATCCCAAAGTCCACGTCCGGATCAATACCACACTGGCGTGCGCGGAATTCATCCCACGACTTCTCAGTGTCGATGAAGTATCCACCACCACCCTGGCGTTGTGCTTGAGCTATGGCCTGATACGCAAGCGTCGTCTTGCCGCAGTGTTCGAAGCCGAACAACTCGACACACCGACCAGCAGGCCACCCTGGCTTGGCTATGTTGAAGTCTAGCTCGGGGATGCCTGAGAGGATCCCGAAGGGTATGTTACTGCTGATGCTAATATCCCCTGCTTTATGGATAGAAGTGAGGCCATCCTCTTTGGTTGCCTTAGCGACCGCTTTGAAGATCGCATCGAAGTTACTACTCATGTATTAAACCTCTTTCGGTTGAAACGACGCATCTCATCTTCGTCCATACGATGCGGGTTGGCTTCCAGCTGCCTCTCTTGGTAACATTCCCACCACCACCCGATCATAAGTACACTGAAGATACACGGGATGATTGAGAGCGCAATGATCTCAATCCAGTAAGTGACAAACCATTCAATCACGCCATCGCCCAATACTTGAAGAGGAAGAGCACGGAGGCCAACACTGTGACCCCCGCGCTTGCTCCTGTAATCAAGCCATACGTGAACCCGGCTCGATAGTCAGACATTAGCTACGATCCTCCGGTTCGTGCGTACGTACCGCTTCCATCAGTTCTTCAACTGTCTTGGCAGGATACACCGTGGACAGGTCAGTAGGCTCTCCAATCTCGTAGCCCTCAGCCGCCAACTTCTCAAAGATGTTGGTGCGTGTGGGTACCGGGAGGGCACTGTACTCAGTACCAAGCCGACCTTGTCCCTTCCGCTCGATGCGGAAGTCGATGCCGGATTTGAGATCGGAGATGTTTCCCCAGTCACCAGCCGGATCGTTGTCATACTCCATCAGCTGCTTGAACACCTTGACACCTGACTTGATCACAACGATACCATCCTTCAAGCTCTTGCTCTCCGGGTTGTTGTAGATGTATGCGTTGTACAGGTAGGCCTTCTTGGCATAGAGGTCCTTAGCAAGCAGGATGCTGGCTTCAGTCTTCTCTGCATACAGGCGCTCACCTTCCTCACAGATAGGGCACTCAGTATCGTTCAAAGCCTTGGGGCAGGTGAACGTCTTGAACCTACCGTCTGGACGGATCCCGTGTTCTTTGTACTCACGGAACCATGATGGTGCGTTCACATGAGGAGGGAGGATACGACAGTGAGTAACACCTGTCTTCAGGAACACAACCTTTCCCTTGTTATCATCCCCGGTGGCCTTCTTGGCATCAGCGTAGGCGTCAGCCATGAAGTCCGGATCAGCTTCTCCGAATCCAGCAGGTAGTACATTATCGTCAATCATTTACTTCTCCTTTTTCAGTGCTGCCTTGCTTGACAGCGTGGTCAATCCTACACCCTCATTATATGTTTTCTTAT